AGTTTTGTTTCCACCAACTTAACAAGTGCACCATCTCCTACGGTATAAAGTGCGCCATCTACATCTGAAATAAGATACCTTCGATTGTACGGATCAAGAAAAACAGGTGCATGATCCATATATTCAAAGCCGTTCCCATTTTCATCCTTTGGCCTAAAAGAAATAACCTTTCCTGTAAGGGCGGTAAAGGGTATCGTGCTATTGCCAGTTACAAGGCAAGAATCTGCCAGATAACTACTGTTAGTCGGAATTGTATCGAAGTAGACACAGATTTCCCCAGTATCAAAGAGAATAGCATCCCAGACCATTTTAGTTTCATCATTCCGCTTACCGTGTACAGAATAGCCTTCCCACCGAATTCGGAGGAAGCGATATGTCCCCCAGATTGTGCCTTCCTCTCTTCGGAGTGTCATAAGATCCGTATCTCGGCGGACAATTTTAAGCTGCTCTACATTCTCCCCAAAGCCAATCCATGAGTTGCCACTGACATAAAGAGTGGATGCCACTTTCCCTTTATACTGAAACCAGGCAGCCCCCTCTACCGTATCTGTTCCATCATCCTGCAGTGAATTATTACGAAGAATCTCCATGTGCTCCGTGCTTTTCAGAAGATCTTCAATCCTTCCATAATCAAACATTGCTTACCTCCAGTTCTTCTATATCTGCCATATCTCCAATCCCCATAGAAAATGCTGCAAGCCGCCCACGGTTAATTTTCTGATTCTGCCCAGAAACTTGTCTACTGAAAGACGTTTTCAGTTTTACCGCATCTCCGACCTGTTCTGTTAATTCGCTGAATGAAAGATTGCCTGGGTACAGCACCTCCATATTGATAAATGGAAACGTTTCAAATGGCTGAATTGTAAGTGCTGTCAGGCTATCGAAGTTTTCGGTCGGAATCACAAGCTTCAGCATCCGGCCACGGTCGAGGCGGATACTGCTATTCCCAGAGAGGGCATAGTCCTTACGAAGCCTAAACACATCCTCGGCAAGAACATATTCTTTCTTGTAATTCATCTTCTTTTTATCATCCGTTTCGACAACATCACGAACGATTGGTGCAAAGAGTCGAAGCGTGTCCTTCATAGAGCGCATTGGCATTCCGATTAAAGAGATCGATGCCATATGGTCATTTAATCCTGTCTTTTTCGGTGACAGGAAATGTACCATAACAACATCCTGCAACGTGTGCGTTGGCATTGAGGAAAGAAGGAGCTTCTTCATTGTCTCTTCTGCCGTGATTTTTCCATCCCAGCGTTCCTGCACACCAAGTCCTTGACCCGTAATAGTTGCCATAATATTCTGTGCTTCGATATGACCAGCTCCATTTTTCATGGAAATCAACACCTCAAAGGTATGAAGCTGATTCGCCATAAGCTCCATAATTGGATAATACAGGGTCAGCAAATGCTTGCCGCTTAGCCACGACTCTTTCGGATGGAATTCTTCCACCTCATGCCCATCCAGCACATAAAAAACAGAGAGTTCTGTTTTTCCATCCTCATCCCAGGATAGCGGAAACGAAATCACTTTCTTATTTTCAACCGTTGTTCCATTGTCATCAGTCGTTGTTCCAAGATCGATAGTTGTTTCTGCTGTAAGCGTTCTTGTATCTGGATTACTCTCCACTTGGAGAATTGCTTGAGCATGGAATTCTGCATTAGTCTCATCGCCGGATGCAAATTCCATATTGATAATCGATAGCTTTTCCGCACCTACATCCAATGCCAATGCATTAGCGAAAGTGTATATACTCAGCTTTGTCTCTCCAATAGAATTAATAAGACCTGTGATGTTCTTATCATTTTTGCTCTTGGCTGCTGCCAGTCTTGGATTCTTTCCAACACATTTCACAGTCTGTTTTCCATTGATTTTCGTGTAAATGGATGTAATTGCAGATTGTTTGGTTTCATCTGCATGACCACCCGTAAATCGAAGCACATCACCAAGATCAAGCGCAGGATTTCCAATCGTATCTGAATCAAACGGCACGTATTCCACTGATGTGATAACATCAAGTATTGCATTGATGATACGTTTTCTTGTTTCCTCCAGCCCAAACTGTAAAAGCGGATTAACACCAAGATTCATCGTCAGCCCATCATCTGGAGATTTCGCATAGTACTCTGCTTTTTCTGTCCTTTTATTCGTGGAACTAACCGCCGTATATCTCGTAACAAAATCTGAAAAACTGCTACTGAAGCGGTGCCGGATATCAACCGCCATGACTGCTGTATTTCCATAGGCAGAAAGATTTAGTCTGCCGAAACGATCAATAATCGCAAAGCACCCAAGTGTCTGTGCTAAATAATAAAGAAAATCGCGCCAAGATTCTATGTCATTATCCTGGTAGATGCCAAGAAGCTCAGTGCCGTTTGGCATAGCTTCAATCTCCTCTTTTGTCTGGGCAAGTTCTATATGGCAGGCTTTTGATAAAAGAGAAAGGAACTCGTAAGGATACGCACTGGACAGCCCCTTACTGAAATTCTTATCCAAATTTAACATTCCATCGTAGGCTTTTAATTCCAAGGTCTTGATGCATCGGTTTGCTTCAGCAACATAAAACACACCCATCGGTACTTCTTCCTCTGTTTCATCTTCATATACCAGATGGAACGACAGTCTGATTTCTGCTTCCTCCAGAGTATAGCGGTCAATGTCCAAATAAAGGCTGATTCCCATTTCGGCTGCATACACCGTTCCAAGTTCAATTTCTGTGTTTCCACAGCACTGCCGATTGATGTAACCGGAACCTTTCACAATGTCATCATTTCCAAACTCATAGGTCTGATTTGTCTTTGTCGTGATGCTGCCCGTCCAGTAAAATGTACGGGTGTTTTTCTGCACCGCGTCCATGAATTTATCGCTGACTGGATACATCAAAACACCCCTTTCTTAGAACTCATTCAGCGTAAAGGATACCTTCCACAGTCCTTTGTAGGAGGTGTCCTTTTTCAGCTTTGCTTTATATCCCGTGATATACATCTCGGCTTCTTTCTGTTCCAGCGTTTCCGTATCAAAGAATCGAACGCTGATCTTTGCTTTCTGCTTATACACGGTCAGCTTCTTTAGCCACCGTGGAGTTACAGAAAAATCAACGGATATGGTGTGAACGCCGGAACGCACCACATCCCGCTGGGTAGTCCCAGCTTCTGTTTCGCCGGAGGAATCCGCCTCCACATCGTCCATCGCAACATCGTAGGAAGTTGGCAAAGGAAGATCCTCACCATCAAAAACGAGATACTGTATAAATGCCATCGGTGCACACCTCCTTATCTGCCGCCGGAACGAAGGCTCTGACGCTTCTGGGCATCCACGATCACTTCGTCCAGCAGGTTATTTCCCAGATAGACTGGAATAGAAATCATGCCTGTGTTCTGGCTGCCCATACCATCCAGTATCTCACGGATACCAGAAAGCAGACTGGACACAGCTCCATCAGACACACCGCCATTGGTGCTGTTGCCGCCAGCCATCTGCATTGCAGACACTTGGGGGCTTATGACCATATCGGCCGCAACGCCGGATACAGCTTTCTGTACCAGACCACGGCTCTTTTCGATGCCTTTCGCCAGACCAGTCATAAAGTCCGGCATCCAGCTCTCATAATCCGTCAAAGGTCCTTCGTCCGGGACCGAGAAATGCAGAACGGAACGAATCTTATTTGCTACCCCTGTCACGGCATCGGTAACTGCACTGATGCAGGACTTAATACCGTTGACAATGCCCATGACCAGGTCTTTGCCCCAGTTGAATGCCTGGGATGCAAGCCCCTTCACATAGCCGACCGCTTTCTCAAAGCCGGAATGGATGACCGTGTAGATCTGACCTATGATACTGCCGATGGCGGATTTCACATTGTTCCAAATGCTCGTGATGACAGACTTTATCGTATTCATCACAGAGGAAATCATGGATTTAATGCTGTTCCAAGCCGAGGACACTACGCCCTTGATGGCGTTCATCACTGTGGTGACCGCATTTTTAATGGCATTCCACACAGTCGTGACTACACCCTGGATGGCTGTCAGAACCGAGGTAACCACGGACTGAATTGCTGTCCAGATGGTCTGGAATACATTCTTGATGCCCTCCAGCACAGGGGTAAGAAAAGCAACGATGGCATTCCAAATTTCCTGTATCTTCTGGGACACAGCCGTGAAAGCCCGCTCAATCAGAATACGGATGGCTTCAAATATGGTCTCAAACAAATACCGAAACGCCTCCAGTAGCGGAGAAATCGTATCATAGATGCTCTGCCATACAGAAGTGATCGTATTCCAGATAGTGGTCATCACACCGCTGATACTCGTCCACGCTGCCGTGAACACACCTGTGATGCCTTCCCACAGAGTAGTGAAAAATCCAGAGATCGCACCCCATACCGTCTGGGCGATACCAAGGATGGACTCCCATGCCGTAGACAGGAACGAGGTGATGGCATTCCAAGCCGTAGTGACCGCCTGTTTAATGCCCTCCCACAAATTGATCCAGAACTGCCGGAACCCCTCGCAGTTATTCCAGAGATAAATGAAAGCTGCAACCAGGGCGGCAATCGCTGCAATAATAAGGGTGATGGGGTTTGCCAGCATGGTCACATTCAGGGCGGCAAAGGCTCCCTTTACCACATTGATGGCTCCGGCAATCTTAGGTACGATGGTCATAATCGTACCGATGGCACTGACCACCTTACCAATCACTATCAGCACAGGTCCCAATGCCGCTGCAAGCAGCGCCACGGTCATTACGACCTTCTTTGTGCCTTCGCCCATACTGTTCAGCCAATTCACGAACTTCTGAATCCAACCGACAATCGTGCGGATCGCAGGCATGAGCAACTCACCAAAAGAAATGGCAAGCTCCTCAAGTTGCGATTTTAAGATGGTGAGCTGACCCTCCAGGTTGTCCTGCATGGTAGTAGCCATCTTTTCTGCGGTACCGTCACAGTTGGTGATGGCACTGTTCAGCTTTTCAATATCGCTTGGTGCGGCATTCATCACGGCAAGGAAGCCGGACATCGCATTTTTGCCTACCAGAGCTTCCGCATTTGCAGAACGCTCGGATTCGGACATCTGGGAAAATGCTACTCGGCAATCCGCCAAAATATCTCCAAGGCTTCTCATGCTACCATCCGCATTGGTGGTCTGAACCGTCATCTCGCCAAAGGCAGCACCAGAGAATTTGACCTCGCCAGTGAGGTTTGTCAGCATGGTACGCATGGCAGTACCAGCCTGGGAGGACTTGATACCCGCATTCGCCATCAAGCCGATGGCTTCCGCTGTGTCCTCGGCAGTGAATCCCAACGCACCCGCAACAGGCGCACAATACTTGAAAGTTTCGCCCATCATGCTAACGTTCGTATTCGCATTGGAAGACGCTGCTGCAAGAATATCAGCAAAATGCCCTGAGTCTGCGGCAGACAGACCCAGGGCGGTAAGTGCGTCAGTAACGATATCAGATGTGGTTGCCAAGTCCTCGCCGGACGCTGCAGCAAGGTTCATAATGCCTTCGATGCCATCCAGCATATCACCAGTTTTCCAGCCGGCCATCGCCATGTAATTCATTGCTTCGGCGGCTTCGGATGCGGAGAACTTCGTCTTGGCACCCATCTCTCTGGCTTTATCCCGCAGAGCTTCCAGATCGGAACCCGTAGCCCCAGACACCGCCGCCACCTGGCTCATGGCACTGTCGAAGTCAGCGGCGGTCTTTACTGCCGCTGTACCAAGGGCGGTAACGGCACCCGTGACGGGGAGGAGCTTCTTTCCGGCAGATTCGATGTTGGAACCTACCGTCTGTAGCTTTTCACCCGTGGCAGAAATCTTCTGCAGGGCAGTCGCAGATTGATTTGCCTGTTCTTCCAGGCGTTTCAGCTCCTGCTCGGTTTCCACGATCTCACGCTGGAGTCCATCATACTGTTCCTGGGTGATCGTACCGTTCTTTAGAGCTTCGTTTGCCTGTTCCTGAGCGGTTTTCAGAGTCTGGAGTTTGTTCTTCGTTTCCTCTACGGCTTGTCCAAGCAGCTTATGCTTCTGAGCTAACAGTTCTGTATTGCCAGGGTCCAGTTTCAGAAGTTTCTCTACATCCTTAAGCTGGGACTGCGTGGACTTAATCTCTTTGTTTACATTTGCGAGGGCCTTGGTAAGCCCGGTAGTATCACCGTTGATCTCAACCGTGATGCCTTTGATACGGTTTGCCACGCAAGGTCACCTCCTTAGAATCTGTCCATATCCTCCTGACTGGCAAGCTGCGGATATTTGTAATCGTCATTGCTGCTCTCGGCATACATATCATTCACCAGACCTATCGAAAGCAGGTCCAGGTCACGGATAGAGATGCCAAGTTGAACACACCGCAAAAGGAACAGCGGCGTTGTCATTTCGCGCTCACTTTTGCGAAGTTTTTTTTAGACTCAACCTCAGACTGCACATTCAGACCCCAAAGCTCGATGATCTCCGGCAAGACCTGGTAGATGGAAAAGGTGTTAAACTCGTCCAGCCAATCTTCAGGGGAGTCCGGCACAGCCGTGGGGTCTGCGTGTTTCGCCATGACAAAGGCGATGTTTTCGAACATTTCCAGAGAGAAAAGGTCAAGGCTGGACTGTTCCTCGCTGGAGGAATCCACAGCCTTCTCCAAATCACGGAGGTCTTTGTAAATATCACGATGGAATTTCAGGCGATAGATACGGGGAATCGCCGCACTCGCCTTAAACATCACATCCTTGCCATCAATATTGATCTTCTTCGTCATTCCCATGATCCTTTACCTCCTTCACTTAAGAGCCGGACTTCGTAGACACAGACTTGGCAGCAGACTGAACTGCGACCTGTGCCTCGGCGGTCGGCATATACACAGCTTTGTACCAGTCGTTGTAGACCGTGGCATCGGTGGTGTTGCCAGTTTTGGCCTTAACCATACCGTTCGCCAGCGGCGTGGCCTTGATGGTCAGCGTTTCCGTCTGGACTTCCTTGCTGTCCTCATTGGTCTTGCCCTCAATGCCCGGACGGGATGCAGAGCAGTTATACAGCACATGACGGATGTGTTTCTGGTCACCATCGAACTCGAAAAGCAGGGCGAAGGATGCCAGTTCAACTTCGGAGTTCTCGATGAGGACACCCTTGGCATCCAGCTTTTCTTTCAGCACATCCGTCCGAAAGCTCTCTGGGATCATGGCAAGCTCCAGATCGCCGTCATAACCCATGTTGTTATTGATGACATAGTAGGCCACACCGTCTGCATAGAAGTTCTCCGGCTCGCCATTTGCATCCAGAGAAATGGATACGGAACCGGGCATCGGGGTCGGTGCAGCGTAAGACACTGCTCCGTCCTCTGCAATCGTCAGCAGGGCGTAGTGTGCATTTTTAAGGTTGAATTTGACCTTATTGTTCTTATCAAGCATAGTTAAACCTCCAATTCATAAAGCACCTCGTACAGACCCTCACTGGCAATCCATACTTCGGTCTTGTTGTAAAACAGTTCATGTTTAGAAAGCACCGCCTCGATACGGGCTTCCAGTTGCGGATCTTTCTTATCCGTGTATAGCTCCAGATTCAGCCGGGAAATAGCAAAGTACACGATGCCATCTGCGGCAAAGTTATCCGAACCCGGATACAGAAAAATCAAAAAAGGAGGGTCTGGTGACTCTCCCTCGGCAAAATGGTCATACGCATGGGGAAGACCCATCTCAGTGACCATTGCTACTACTTCTTCATGACTCATCCAGACAATCCCTCCTTAATCCTATCTTCCAGGTCACGGATGCCTTTTTCTTCGGCAGCGGCGATATGTGGCCTTGCGGCAACCCGACCACCGCCACGCTTGGCATGACCGTGTTCCAGCAGATGGGCAATCTGATAGCGATTGGCAGAATGAACGGTCATCTCCAGCTTAGTGGAGGTTTCCGTCTGCTTTGATGCCCGCCAACTCTTGCTGTAGGCCCCGGTGTCTTTCGGAGCATGGGCTTCGATTTCATCTTTTACGGTCTTGGCAGAGTGCCGCACGGCTTTCTTCATCGTGTCAGTAGCAAGGTCTGCATATTCCTCCAGACCTTCCACGATAGCATCTGCCAGACCGTCAACAGGAACATTCCTACCCATTCCATCACCTCCGAACCTTGGTGGCAGTCAGCTTCAGCGTTTCGTGCCGGAACTGAAAATCATCCACAAGTGTAATGTTGTAAATACCGCCCTCAAACAGAATACGGTAATGATCGCTGTCTATATCCTTGAGCGCTGCACAATAACGCACCATGAAAGTATAGCTATCCGAAGCTACGGTCTGTCCTGCAACTTCCTGCTCCTGTCCGGCTGTCTTACCAGTGGCAAGATTCGCATAGGCATAACAGGAATAGTACTCTTTCCAGACTGCCGTATGATTGCCAATGGCATCCGTTTCTACGATATTTTTCTGAATAGTGATACGGAAACGCATCTTGGAAATCTCCATCAGAAGACCTCCTTTCGGCTTCCACCTAACAAGCCCCGAAGCGTAAGTGCCAAATCGTGATAGTCTGCTTCTTCTCGGTGTTCGTACAAATAGGCGGTTGCATATAGGATTGCTACATCACCAAGGGCAGAGTTATTCAGTACGGCAATATCCGATGTCATCAGTACATCCATGCACAGCTTTTTTGCGGCGGTTAAGATGCTCTCTATCAGCTTGTCATCGTCATTGTAATCAACCCGGAGGTATTGTTTCGCATCCTTCAATGAAACCACATAAATCACCGCCTCTCCATAAATGTAGGGGTGATGCCACAAGACACCACCCCAGAGGATCATTTTTCAGACAGCTTCATGACCTGCACAGCTTCCGGCAGGATCAGCTTACCGTCCACGCGCTCCTTAGCAACAAAGCCAATCATACCGTTGCCAGCAAACAGCTCATTGAGCTGCTTGAAGGAACGGGTACCACGGTCACCGATGTTGTAATACTTGTAATCACCAAAGGCGATGGCATCGGTCGGTGCATAGGCAGAGGTGCGGACTCTGTAGCCGAGCAGACGGTCAGGCTCACCCTGCTGATAAGACGGCTGCCAGATATACGCACCGTTGTTGTCCTTCAGCTTGCGGAGCTGGGCAAGGGTTGCATCGTTCATGATAAAGGATGCGTTCTTGCGGTAAGGACGCTTCAGACCGTAGGCAAGGTCGAGCATATCATCGGACTTGATAGTTGCGGTCAGAGTCTTGAACAGATGACCTCCCTTGTTCGCATCAAAGATACCAGTCGGCTTGCCAGTACCGTCACCGTTGAGGAATGCATCTTCTTCCGCATTGGCCAGAGCCTTGCCGAACTCGGTGATGATATAGCTTTCCAGATTGAAAGCGTTGTCATAGAGCAGCTCCTCCGTAACCTTGATGGCAACGTGCAGCTTGAACGCATCCAGGAAGGTCTGGTCGAAGGTGGCATCACCGAAGGTCAGTGCACCGCCCTCCTCAATCCATGCAGCGGCAGGCTTGGTGGCGGCAATGTTGATCTTGTGCTGGCCGGAGGTGGTGATGTGGGTTGCAAGGCCACGCATGATGTTCTCCTCATTCAGCACATCAATCAGACGGCGGTCATACTCTTCGGGAACCAGATAACCACCATCTGCATCCACGCCTTCCTGCAGAAGGTTGGATACCCGGCGGAAGTTGGTACGCATAGCGGTGAGCATGGCCTGTTTATAGGCATCGGACGCACGGCCCTTCTTCTCCTCACCAGTGGATGTGGCCGTATAAGGCTTTCCAGTGATAGGGCTGTTGACGGGCTTCGCCAGTTCAGCCTCACGCTGCTCAATACGCTGGGCGCGGTTGATGGCTTCGGTCAGAGAATCGAACTCTGCCTCCATGTTCTGATAGGTGGTGTAATCCTCTGCGGACAGCTTGCCCTGCTTGTCCTCGTGAGTGTCCAGGAACTGACGCATCTGACCCAGCAGGTCAGCACGGTTTTTCAGCATTTCAGAAATAGTCATTTTGAGTACCTCCATTAAATCATTTTTTCGTAAACAGTAAGACGTTCTCGGAGATCGGTGGTAGATACACCATCATCTTCGGGAACGTCTTTCGGATTGGGGATGTGCGCTTGTTCAGCGGCAGTCTTGGGCTTGCCATACTTCACAGCCATCTTGTTCATAAGCGCGTTTTCTACGCTCTTACTGGAAAACAAGACAGATGCAACCGAGGCATCCACGGCTTTATCATCCGTGGGTTCCGTATCACTCTGACCCAAGATGCCATCTGCAAGCCCAAGCTCTACAGCTTTATTGGCATTCATCCAGGTTTCTGCATCCATGAGGTGGGACAGCTTGGCACGGGACTGACCACTTTTGATAACATAGGCGTTGAGGATGGACTCCTTCACCTCGTCCAGCATGGCAATGGCCTGCTCCATAGCGGTGTAGTCACCCCATGCACCCGTTGCCGGATTGTGAATCATCATCATGGATACCGGGGACATGAGAACCGAGTCACCAGCCATTGCCACAACGGATGCAGCAGATGCCGCCAGGCCATCGATCTTCACCGTTACCTTGCCCGGATACTCCTTGAGCATGGTGTAGATCTGTGCTGCGGCAATACAGTCACCGCCGGGGCTGTTGATCCAGACGGTCACGTCACCCGTGCCAGCCATCAGATCATCTTTGAAAAGCTGGGGCGTGACATCATCATCAAACCAACTTTCCTCTGCGATGGTTCCGTTCAGAGTCAGAATCCTCTGTGCCGGAGCCGTTTCCGTCTGTTCCTGGTTCGTCCAGTTCCAGAACTTCTTCGTTTTCATCGGAATTTTCCTCCTTTCCGTTCGCTGCGAAGATACCCGCATCCTCCAGCTTGGTCATGTTGCCGTTGATAAGGTACAGATCACCACCGAGTTCGGCGGGGATGCGGTCGAGATTTTCAAGTTCACGGATGTCGTTTGCAGACATCCAGCCGTTCTGCCGACCAATGGCGTAACCGTTCATACGGCTCTGGTAATCGCCACGGAGCAGACCATCCACATTGAACTTGATGAAGTAGGTGGACTTCTCTTCCGCAGTCAGCAGAGAACGCATCATGTTCTGCTCCCACCGGGAAACCCAGGGGTCCAGTGTGTATTTCACGAACTCCAGCGACTGCTGCTCAATATTAGAAAAGCTCGACTTTTCCAGGTCACCGACCATGTGTGGCGGCACTCGGAAAATTCGAGCTATTTCATTGATCTGAAATTTTCGGGTTTCGAGGAACTGTGCTTCATTGGGCGAGATGGAAATAGGCGTGTATTTCATGCCTTCCTCCAGCACCGCCACCTTGTTAGAATTGGCACTGCCGCCAAAGGTCGCATTCCAGCTTTCTCGTACCTTTCCAGGGTCTTTCAGCACACCCGGATGTTCCAACACACCGCTGGGTGCAGCACCGTTGGCGTAGAACTTACTGCCGTATTCCTCTGCGGCGATGGCAAGACCGATAGCGTTCTTCGCCATTGCAATCGGGCTGTATCCAACCAGACCATCAAACCCCAGACCAGGAATGTGAAGAACATCCTTGGGCTGGAGAACGACAGTGCTGCCTTTCATGGTATGGGCATCATCGGAACTAAGCTGGTACTCATAGTAGAGCTTACCGTTCTCATCCCGATCAACCGTCATACGGTCAGGCATCAGCGGGTATAGACCGATGATCTCATTCTTGCCGTTGCGGATGATCTGTGCGTATGCGTTGCCCCAGAGGAGCAAGTGTGTCATGAGCGTTTCCCTGAACGCAAAGGATGTCATTTCCGGGTTCGGCTCATCATGGAGTAAAAAATACAGCGGATGGTCGAGAGCTTTCTCCTTGCCACCGCTGTCGTTGTATTTGTAGATATGAACAGGCAGGCTTGCTACTGCTTCCGATAAAATACGGACACAGGAATACACTGCTGTCATTTGCATGGCAGAGCGTTCATTGACTCTCTTGCCAGAAGTTGCTGTTCCCAGGAAGAAGCTGTACGCACTTCCGCTGGTTCGGTTAGTGGGACCAGCCCTGGAACGGAACAGGCCACTGAGGATACCCATATCAATCCCTCCTTGATCACATTTGATGATGCACCGTCAGAAGCGGTGTACAACCGTGGTCGGTTATGCAGCCGCTATATGATTTTCCGGCGGTTAAATACATACTGCAAAGTTTCTGATATAATGAAATCAAACGATAAATCGGAGGATTCCAAGATGAAAAACTTTGAAGATATGGACAATAAAGAATTTGCCTTCACTTGCCTAGACGAGCTGAAAAAGGCTGGAAAACTGAACACAGCAACACTTGCTACCATGACCAATCCAGGCGTGTGCCACGACCTATTCCACATCAGTCATTTTCCCGTACTGCTGGAAGTTCCAAATGAATGCTCGGATGAAGAACTGCGGTCGCTTTGCCATGTGGGGAACAAGCGGCGTTACTACCAGAACCGCATCACCGCAGAGGGGCGGACTTTCGTGGTTACGAACCATTGGTATGGTCCTGGGCGTTCTATGCCGGATAACCGCACTCCATTTCTGGAATGGGTATCGGCACTCACTAAAAACTGATGATGCCGCGCTCGTCATAAACACTGCCGGAAGTACCACCGTTTCGGATACAACGGTCAAGCCCCATGATGAGGGCAACGATACCATCAATCTTTTCCACAGAGCGTTCCTTGTCCGGCTTGAGGTTACCCGCCGGGTCCTGACGCATGACCACATTCTGTGCCATCCATTTCAGAACAGGATTGCCGCCGTGAACAATGTTTCCTTCCATCAACAGCTTGTACAGCTCCTTGGACGGCGGGGACATATCCTTAAAGCCCTGCCCGAAAGGAACCATCAGAAAGCCTTCGTCCTCAAGGTTCTGCACCATCTGGGTCGCATTCCATCGGTCATAGGCAATCTCCTTGATGTGGTAGTGTGTCCCCAGATCCATGATGAACTGCTCGATGAATCCATAGTGGATCACATTACCCTCGGTGGTGTTGATATACCCTTGGCGTTTCCAGACATCGTACAGTACATGGTCACGCCGACAGCGAAGCTCCAGCGTTTCCTCCGGCAACCAGAAAAACGGAAGTACGATGTACTTCTCATCCTCTGTCCTGGGTGGAAAGACCAGAACAAAAGCTGTGATGTCCGAGGTACTGGAAAGGTCAAGTCCGGCATAGCAGTCACGCCCCTCCAGAGCCGCTACATCAATGGGCAGCTTCCCACGGTCGTAAATATGCTCTGGAATCCAGACCACCGTGGAGTTCGTCCACATATTCAAGCGGAGCTGTTTGAACACATTCTCTTCTGCCGGATTTTCCAGGGCGTTCTTGTAGGCTTCCCGAACTCTCTCCACAGAAATCGTGTGTCCGAGGGAAGGGTTGGCCTTATACCAGTTCGCTTCATCATTCCAGTCATCGCCCTCTGCCAAGCCATACACGACCGGATAGAAGGTGGAATCCTTCTTACGACCGTTCTTGATGTCCAGGGCTTTGGTGTGTAATTCATAACAGATGCTCTGCTTATCCGTACCGGCCGTGGTAATGATAAAGAACAACGGCTGCTCACGAGCATCGCCGGAACCTTTGGTAAGGACATCGTAGAGCTTACGGTTCGGCTGTGCGTGTATCTCATCAAATACCAGCCCCGATACATTCAGACCATGCTTGGTACCTGTTTCAGCAGAAAGCACCTGGTAAAATCCAGCGTTGCTGTAATTGACGATACGCTTGGTGGCGGCGGTGATCTTAGACCGCTTCATCAGTGCTGGGGACATCTGAACCATCTGCTTTGCCACATCGAAAACGATAGATGCCTGGTTTCGGTCACACGCAGCACCGTAGACTTCAGCACTTGCTTCACCGTCTGCATATAGCAGATAAAGGGCAATCGCCGCAGCCAGCTCGGACTTGCCCTGTTTCTTCGGAATTTCGACATAGGCGGTAAGGAATTGCCGCTTGCCATCCGCACGGACAATGCCGAAAATATCCCGGACGATCTGCTCCTGCCAGGGAAGGAGCAAGAACTTCTGCCCAGCCCACTTGCCCTTGGTATGGCAGAGGTTCTGGATGAAGGTCACGGCTCGGTCAGCTTTCTTCTTATCATAATGGGAAGTCGGGAGCATAAATGGGGAAGGTGTGTATTGGAACGCCATCACGAATCACCTCCCAGCAGAACTTCCATCTCATCGGTAGGATCGGTGTTACCCTCACCGCCAACGATACGGCTCCGGGCAGAGGGTGTCAGACCAAACTGCTCACAGAACTTCAGCATTATTTTCATATTTGTCTGGGCGATGGACACTTGCGGTACCTGTTGGAGGTAGCCGTTGGGAGTACGCACCATCGTACCGTGCTGGCTGATGAACTCCTCCGCTTCCTTCCAACGGGCGTATGCCTGACAGTATCCGGCAAACGCCGCCATATCCATTTCGGTCAGCAGACCCATCTGCTCCAGCGTTTTGCCCATACGCTTCCATTCCTTCTTGGCTTCATCTTCCAGCCAGGACGGACAACGAGGGGCTTTCTTCGCAGGCTTCGGTTCATTGGGATTCAGCGGTCTGCCGCCGGGATTGCCCTCCAGAACCTTCAGCGCGGTCGGCTTTGGTTTTCTTCCTCTCTGTGCCATCGGCTCCACCTCCTTTCGCAAAAATGGCAACAAAAAAAGACCCCTTTCAGAGTCCTGTCATATCCGTATACGAGAAACAGACCCTTTCGGGTGCTGTTCTCTGCTGTTTAGTTGTACTCTTTCAGCAGGATTGCAAGGGCGGTCTGGGTGGTTTCATCTTCCGGCTCGATGTCCCAGCCCCTGTCGTAGTTGGCGGTAATCTTGCCGTTGATGCGAATCTCCAGCTTGGAAATCCGTCCCTCATCGATGCCCCACTCGCTGCCTTCTTCGTAGTGCTTGACCCAATACTTGCAGACGATGTAACTGCCGTCCTTCTGGGGTACTCCAATCGTTCCTTTGCTCCACACAATGCTTTCCTCCGTTTTTCTGGTGTTTTCTCTTTCGGTAGTAGCATATTAACTCTAAAACACACATATATCCAGGAATATCGGAGCCATAATGTACACAAACATTTTAGCAGAAATCTGCGTATTTTATGGCTCCGTAGCCCTTAGATCTTCTGGCAACGGTCGATGCCATACAGGACATGAAGGCTCCCGCCGTTGTCCCAAGCCACCATGATAGAGCCGGTATCATCGACCCCTGTCACCGTGCCGCAGGTCCCGATGGGTGGGGCCTGCTGATCGTCCATTTCCAGAAGCCGGACACGGCATCCCACAGGGTAGCGGTGGCGAAGGTCTGCCAACTGCTCAGTGGTTATAAATCGCATCATACCTATCCGCCCCCTTCATGAATTTGTCTGCCTGCCAAGCATCGGCGCTGTCTGCTACTGCCTGTTTGAGAATACGGTCATCAAAGCCGAAACGGTGATAACCTTCCAGGCAGGTGTCGAAGTAACGCTGCCGAGGACACCCCAGCTTGCGCTTGCCCTGCATGATGTAAATGAGGGCATCGACCTTGGCAATCTTCTCGCCATTGACCAGAGAATGCATATCAACCGTCATGGTCTTTTTCTCATAGAAATCAGGATACCCCTCGTAGCGGTCAAGCCAGGATTCATCCCGGTCGCTGATCTTCCAGACCAGCAACGGAACCGTATATCCCTTTTTCGGCTCTACCGTGAGGTAGTTTCCACTCTGGCTTCCTTTGAAGAGAAGCTGGTAGTCGGTCAGCACTGCCGTTCCAACGTAGACTGCATCGGGGCAACGCTGGGCCATTTGTGCTACTGACAGGTTGCTGCCGTAGGCTAAGTAGTATTTGCTCATTTCGTTTCCATCCTTTCTGAAGGGCTTACCCTCCTACCACCTTAAGACCGCCGAAGCGGTCAGAAGGGGGCCTGAGGCTAAGTCCTTCAAGCGGCGCGCCCGTGACGGAAAGCTGTGTCACCGTCCAGGTTGCGTGTCAGAATTTCTCTCGCCGTGGCAAATTCCTCGCCAATGAATCCCAGCCGGAGAAGCCAAGTCCGCATAGCGTATTTCGGATTCTCGACCTGCGGCTCTTTTGGGCTTGCACTCTTCACTGTCTTTGCCATCTGGCTCAGTGCAAGGCAAAGCTGGATGTAGCTTTTCAGCTCTCCGGCGTGAAGCCCGCCCTTGCGCTTGCCATCCGCATTGGCGAACTGGAAGCATCGGAATTCGATGGTACCGTGGGTGAAACAAGCGTGGTAATTCAGCATTCTGTATCGACTGTGGTTGTAATGGGCGTTTCGGTTTTCGTAGCGGTTGTTGGCGTACCAGATGTCCGCCAAATCTTCCATCGTCTTCGGCTTGCGGCGGTTCAGCCTTCCAAGAAAATCCGGGTCAACCGTCCGGCAGTAGTTGCTGATGCGGTTGCGGTCAAGCCGGAGGGCAGAAATCAGAAGGCTCTCATGGCTTGCCATGATGTTTGCCAGATTCCGCAGGCTGTTCGGCGTGTGGTCATCCAGTCCAATGTGGATGTGGACTCCGCACATATGGGCTGGGTCGCTTTTTGCACCCTTGTGCCGGAGCTGGCGGAGGATTTCCTGCAAGTCCTCGATGTCATCGTAGCGAAGGATTGGCGTTCCCATCTCGGTTCGCTCATCATCGTGCTGTGCCTGAATGCTGGAATCCCGTGTGATTTTCCAGGTGCGACCCTGGTTGTCTTTGCAGCTCCAAGCCTTGTAAGCTCCGCCAAGGTAGCAAACCGTGTCTTCGGTGTGAAAGTAGGTTGCAATGGTCTTGCAAGCCTGCTCCCGTGTGATGTTGTACATCTCCACCTCAACGCCGATGGTCTGCTTTTTCATTTCTTCAATCTGGGTTCTGGTCTTTTCGTTCATAATATGTACCGTCCTTTGCGTGTTTGTTTTCCCTTTCGGTAGTCACATATTCGCTCTATAAGCACATATTATCAAGTTAATAACGGGGCATAATGTACACAATCATTCAGAGCGAAAATTGTGTACATTATGGCGTTTTAGTCCTCTTCGACCTCCGCCTTTGCAGCCTTCGCAGCCGCCCGTTTTGCCTTCTGGTCAGCCTTGAATTTCTCGGCTTCCTCATCGGTGCGGAAAGCAGAATGACCGACTAACTTCTCCATCAGAATCTTGCGGGTGTCTTTGCTATCCTTGCCGCCCAAGCCAAGCTGGATGAGCCAGATGCGGAAATAGTATTTTTCATTCTCCGGCTTCTGCTCGGCAGGACTGACTCGCTTGGCTTCCTTGGCCTTGGCAAGCATCGCCGCTGCCAGCTCCGTATAGGCTTTGCTACGCTCTGACTCATTGGGAAGCGGAAAGATAAGGATCACTGCCGTGTCGGAAAAGCTGATGCCCCTGGTTTCGCCCAGGTTCGCCCAGAAAAGGCTGAGGAACTCGTCCTTGGTGGTTGCCGGATTGTCCTGCAAAGCCGCCACCAGCCCCTCGCTGACCGCCACACCAGCCCGACCAGTTGCCTTGTTCAGAAGGTACTGCTTGCTATGGAGCATGAAGACCAGATTCTTGAGCTGGACACCATCCATATCCTCGATGGGGAGGTTGATGTTCAGATACTCAATGGTCGGCTCTACAAAGCCGTTCTCTTCCAGAAATGCCCGGAACTCTGCGTTTTCCTCTTCCGTTTCGGAAGTGATGACTCCGTCCCGGTCAATGAGGTAGGGACCGACTGCATAAGCGAAGCGCGGTGGTCCCATGTAGCGGAGTTCCTTGCCGGAATACTCTGCGATGGCTTTCGCCATTGCTTTTCTGTCAGATGATACTGTTTCAATTCGCATAATGTATGCCTCCTTTGCTTTTGGTAGTACATTAATCACTCTGAAGGGCATATAAGTCAAGCGAATCGAGCGATCTTTATCATCTTTATTCTTCGCTGCCGTTCAGCACCCATGCGATACCGGAAAGCACGAAAAACACACAGGGAAGAGCCACGCCATTGCCCCACATCTTATACTCTGCGGCATCAGCATGGGGAGCTTTCAGCCATTTGATGATCTGGTTTCTGGTCTTGGGTTTCGTACTGCTACCCATAACCCTGCGATGCGTTTCCCAGATTTCCGTCCAGGTTTCGATGTCAGACTCTGTAGGCTCCGGCGTTCCGAGGTCGAAACACCACCAGTCCGCAAAACCCTGTAATCTGGCACACTCGGTCGGAGTCAGGCGGCGTACGAAGAACACAGGTGCTTCATCCTCGCTGGCGGACACGACCGGGGCATCCTTATAATCTCTGGAGAGCAAGGTTGGGGAAGTATCCTTGGTGACCTGGGCGTAGTAACCTGTGGTCATGGCATAGACAGCGTGGCGGTCTGCAGTATTCAGAGTAAACGAAACATCCTTATTGATGCCGTCCCCCTGGGGACCGTTCTTTTCTGCTCTGCCGATCATGGAACCCTGCAAGGCATAGCTTTCCACGATGGCGATGCCGCCCTGGTTACAGGAAGGATTGCCACAAGCTCGATCCAGTGTCCGGGAAGTATCCGCTTCATAAATCCCACTGTGGGGATTATCTGAAAGCATGGAATTGCTCTGGTCGGAGCAGATGCCGAAAGCTCTCGGAACGAACACTGCCTGGTCGTTATTGCAGGAAAGGGTCGCTGACTTGTCCTCCTGGATGAGCGCACCTTTGCCACCGCCCTCACAACCACTGCGGATCTTGAGGGTCTTGGGCGTTTCCACCACAAAGGGCTGGTTGTTGCCACCCATTCCATAGGTAGCCGAAACGGTCTGTGCAGTTTCCAGCGGCCCCTTATACCGTGTGTCCTGCGAATGGTTCTCGAACACCAGCGGCGGATGATGGGATTCAGCCCGGAGGGTGCAGGTGACCTCATGGGTCACATCCATGCGGTTGCCGCCCTGGTCGTTTAGGACGATGCCGTTTCTGCAGCGTTCGCCTGTCTCTCCAGAGCAAGGCGAAGCACCTCTGGCAGTTCTTTGCCACGCACGGAAGCCCTCCGCAGAATACCCTGACACGCCTTCGGACTCAAATAATACTTTTCCGGCACACCCGCCAGCAAGATCTGCGACAAGGAAGATGCGGCATCTTCGCTGGGGGACTCCCCAATATTGAGCATCGAGAGTTCGGTATGCAAGGCTCCATCCCTCTCCCATGTATAGGTCGGCGTAGGGCCATCGGTTCTTTTCAGGCATAGGCACCTCGGTTCCCGGACAGACAACGCCGATGACCGCTTCGAGGACGGCTTTGAAGTCCTCGCCTTTGTTTGAGGAGAAAGCCCCTGGGACATTCTCCCACACGATAAATCGTGGATATTCTCCATTGGTCGCACACCTCATTTCTTTTATGATTCGGATTGCCTGATAGAACAGGCTGGATTGCTTACCATCCAGTCCGGCTCTCTTGCCAGCAATGGACATATCCGTGCAGGGAGAGCCGAAGGTGATAATATCGACAGGCTCGATCTCATCGCCGTTCATGCCGGAGATATCACCATAGTGTTTCATAAAGGGCAGGCGTTTGGTGGTCACTCGGATGGGGAACGGCTCGACCTCGGATGCCCACAGCGGCGTAATGCCGGAGAGCAAGCCGCCGAGCGGGAACCCACCAGAGCCATCAAACAGACTGCCAAGAGTCAGATTCTTATTCATGGATAGTCACCTCCTCATACGGCAGCTTGTTACCATCACGGATCACAAACACACCGTCCGAAGAGCCGACCGCTTCGATATAGCGTTTGACGATGACATCCACGAACTTCTCATCCAGCTCGATGCCGTAACAGATGCGGTTCGTTTCCTCACAGGCCATGAGTGTGGAGCCGGAACCGAGGAACGGGTCAAGCACGATGCAGTTGCTCATGCTGGAGTTCTGGATGGGGTACGCCATCAGAGCAACAGGCTTCATGGTCGGATGCTCCTTAGAAGATTTCGGACGGTCATACTCCCAGATGGTGGTCTGCTTGCGGTCGGCATACCACTGGTGCTTGCCGCCGAGCTTCCAACCGAACAGGCACGGCTCGTGCTGCCACTGATACGGAGAACGACCAAGAACCAGAGCGTTCTTCTTCCAGATACAGCAGCCGGACAGATAGAACCCGGCATCGTGGAACGCCTGTCGGAAAATCAGGCCCTTGGAATCCGCATGGAACACATAGATACTCGCATCCGCTTCCATGTTCTGCTCCACATTCACAAACATGGCGAACAGGAATTTATAGAAATCCTCATCGGACATATTGTCGTTCTTGATCTTCCCAGCGGTTTCCTCCACATTTACATTGTAGGGCGGGTCCGTCAGAACCAGGTTGGCCCGGCGGCCTTCCATCAGCGTGATGTAGGTTTCCGGCAAAGTGGAATCGCCGCAGACCAGGCGATGCCAACCAAGGAGCCAGATATCTCCGGCCTTGGACATCGTAGGCTTCTGTAGCTCTGCATCCACATCGAAATCGTCCTCTTTGATTTCCTTATTGTGTACCTTGGAAAAGAGTTGCTCGATTTCCGGGGCTTCAAAACCAGTGAAGTCCGTATTGAAATCCGCAGACTGCAAATCCACGATAAGGTCAGCCAGAAGCTGTTCGTTCCAAGTACCCGTAATTTTATTGAGGGCGATATTCAGAGCCTTGACCTTGTTCTCGTCCTCGATGTGAACCATCACACACTGGACTTCGGTATAGCCCAGATCCTTGAGAACGGTCAGACGCTGGTGACCGCCGATGACCGTCATATCATAATTGACGATGATAGGCTCCACATAGCCAAACTCCTGGATAGAGTTCTTGATCTTCTCATATTCCTTATCGCCGGGTTTGAGTTTCTTGCGGGGATTGTAAGCTGCCGGACGGAGCGCATCCACCGACAGAGTTTTCCATTCCATGCTCATGCGTTTTCCTCCTCTGTCACGGCAGGGCTTTCATACGGCTCTCTGCCATCTTCCTCTCTCCAGAACCTGTCACGGACATAACAGGCATGGGAGCAATATTTTCTGTTTCGGTTGCCATAGGCAGTAAATGTTTTGCCACAGTAGGCACACTGCTTTTCGTAGTAGGCGGTTGGCTTTCGGTTGATATCAGCCTGATGTGCCGCCCACCAATTCCTTCTGCATTCATCTGAGCAGAATTTTCTCTTTCGGCCGGTTGCAGGCTGTTTGATTTCCTTACCGCAGCACTGACACGCTGTTCCGGTTTCCATCTGCTCTTTCATATTGAGGGTAAGTTCCGTAGCGAAACCATCCAGCCCGTGGCTCTTGCAGTAGTTGCGGACGATATCACGGGAAAGACCGACAACCGAAGCAATGGCTCGGTAGCCTGTGCCGCGAAGTCGCAGGTCACGGATCTGTTTTGCCTGAAATTCAGTCATTGCTTCACATCCTTTCGCTAAAAAGTGAGTTGAAAAAAGGCCATAAAACCACTGTTTCCAGTAGGGTTTTACAGCCAAATAGCAAACAAATCAGCAAAAGCACCGCTACCACCCAGCCGGAAAAGGATAGGCGTTCTCGGTGCTTTCGCTATTTTTTATGAAATTATCGGTTCCGTTCTGGGGTGCTGGGGTATCCCCCCTGTTAAATTCTGCGATTTTACACGCTTGAGGGGGCGCCGGTCTTCACGCACCCCAGCCACAGAGATTTGACCCGCCCCTGGGGTCAACCAGGTGGGGTGAATCAGTATCGGAACTCCTGGTATCGATCTTCTGTCATGGTCTTGGTATCATGGCAGTGTTTACAGAGCGGTTGCCAGTTGCTCCGATCCCAGAACAGTTTCTGGTCACCACGATGAGGAACGATATGGTCAACCACCGTGGCACGAACATACTTACCACTGGCAAAGCAACGGACACACAACGGGTGTGCTTGGAGGAAGGCTTTGCTCTCCCTCCGCCATCTGCTGCCGTACCCACGCTTGCCAGCGGGTCGTGTCGTTTCCGGGTGCAGGGCTTTGTGTTCCTCGCAGTACATCGTACCGTAGGGAACGAGCCTTGCACAGCCGGGGTGTTTGCATGGTGTGTTCGGACGATGCGGCATGGTCACTCCTCCCATGGAAGACCAACCTTGCCGAAGTGTCCGTAGGCACTGACCTGGTTGTAATCCACATCCAGCAAGCCCAGCTCCTTGATAATGCCAGCCGGAGTCAGATCATAGTTTGCTCTGATCCAGTCCTTGATCTCACCAAGGGATACACGCTCAGTACCAAAGCACTCGATTGCCACGGACACAGGTTCAGCCACGCCGATGGCGTATGCCAACTGCACCTCGCACTTACGCACCTGTCCAGAACGGACGAGGTCTTTGGCGATCTTTCTTGCCATATACGCTCCGCTCCTATCGACCTTGGTAGGGTCTTTGCCGGAAAACGCACCACCGCCGTGTCTGCACATACCACCGTAGGTGTCAGCGATAATCTTTCTGCCAGTCAGCCCAGAGTCAGCAAAAGAAGAACCGACCACGAAACGGCCGGTCGGATTGACCAGCTTCTCGAAGTCGGTGTTCAAATCGTAGTCCTGGGCTGCAGTTTCCATAACTGCTTCCACCAGAGGGCGAATATCCATAACAGAGGTGTCCTCTCGGTGCTGGGTGCTGATAAGAAATGTGGTGATGCGACCCGTATCATAATCATAGGAAACTTGCGCTTTCGCATCCGGCAAAAGCAACGGAGATTTCAGCTCACGCAAAAGCTCAAGTGCGTGTGTCGCTACCGCATAGGGAATCGGCAACATCTCCGGGGTTTCATCAGTCGCATAGCCAAACATCATGCCCTGGTCACCAGCACCAGAATTGCCATCGACACCAAGAGCGATGTCCTGGCTCTGCTTGCTGATATACACAGTTACACGGTACTCTTCCGAATCAGAAAGACCGATACAGGAAAGTACCTCTGTGACCAGAGCTTTATAATCCGGCTCATAGCTGGAAGTAATCTCTCCGGCAATGATGACCTCATAATCCTTGATCATGCACTATGCTGCCACACGGCTGTTTCTGTCATGGGACAGGCAGACGGTAACGATGGCATCTGAAATCTGGTCGCAGATTTTATCGGGATGACCGCATGAAACCTGCTCGCTCGTAAAAATCATAGAAAAAATCCTCCTTTCGTATGTACGGATGCGTGAAAGGATGAAAGACGCATCCGGCCACGAAAAAAGAGCCTACGGATAACTCCGTAGACCCTCATTGCTTTTCTGGCGATTATAATAATATCACATCGAAAGAGAAAAGTCAGTGCAAGACCAGTGCAAACTTTTCATCGGAATTACTGTAAAGAATCCGATACCTCATCAACGATGTCCTGTTTTGTCCCTCTCGTGGAACAGCCACTGTTTGCGAACTTCTCCAGCAGAGCATTTACTTCTTTGTTTTCCTCTACCGACAGCTCTGGAAACCAAATGGAATAATCATCATTTCCGTGCTTGTAAATAACACCAGCAATCTGTGTAGTATCCATATCGACCGTAGCACCTCCTAAATTTCGTATATGAAGTATAGCATAAACCGTGGTTATTATCAAATCAATACAAGGCTACAAACTGGAATTTGTAGAAATCCTGATCGGACATATTGTCGTTCTTGATCTTTCC